CTGCGTTTTATGGTCAAGCAATTGAAAATACTCCTGTATTAGAAGCGTTTCCTGAGGATTCACAAATAATGCGTTACAAATTAGTAACATTACCTCGTGGAACTTCTCGTTTACCTATTCTCAATATTGGATACAATAGTATTTCACTTAAACAAGGTGCTTCATTAACTATTACTCCACAAACACTTAATTATTTAGGTGCTACAAGTACATTTGAAGCTAATGGATATGTAGGAACAATTGCTGATTCTCGTCTAGTATCTTCGTTTACTGGAACTGGTATAACAACAACTACTCCAATTCAAGGATTAAATACAACAACAGGAACTGTATTATCTGTAACTCAAGTAGGTACTTCATTTACTCTAACGGGCACAACAATTAATACTTTATTTGGATCTACATTAACAACTTTAACTACTACTATTACCTTTATTGGTAGAGATAGTGGTGCAAGAGTTACTATACCTTTGAATATTCAAAAAGTACCAACAATATAATTTAACATATGTCATTTTCAAGATATAATACAGAAGATCAAGTAGTAAGCTCAGAAACAGTAGTACGTGGTTTATGGAGTGGAGATAGTAATCAATTAACTACTTTTTTTACTCAAAGTGGATTTACTGAATATTATTTAGATATATATAATCAACCTGTAAGTCAATCCGGTTCCCTTCAATTTGCTGTTCAGTTTGGTAACTTATATGGCTCTGGTTCAATTTTAATTAATGCTAATGTTACTAGTAGTTCTCCTTCTCGTATTGTATATGGTCAATATAGAAATTTAGTTTATGGAACTGAAAATGCAAATTTTGTATTTAATACCTCAGTAACAGCAAGTAGTATTTATGTAATTAACGTTGCTCGTTCTCGTTATAAAGAAAGTTTACTTCCTGGTTCTTTTGAATTAACTTTAACTAGTGGATCTAATATTATTACTTTAATTGATGATAGTACAACAACTAACTTATCTCGTTTTCTAGGTGAGAATAGATACTATAATGTTATTAGTGGAAGTATAGATGGTGGAGTTTTTAGCACAGCTACTAACTATGGATTTTTCCTTCCAGATTTAGGAATTACAATTTTAGATTCAAGCAGTTTATCTCCATATATAGCTCCTGTATCTTCTTCTATGAATCATCAAAATTTATTTGTATCAATAAATAATGGAGATAATTTTAAATTAAAATCCTCAGAAACAGTATCTTCAACTTATTTCTTTACAAGAGTAAAAAATAGTGAATTTAATTATACTACTAATCCATCTATTATAGATGATAATGGTAATTTATTATATACAACCTTAATTAATAGTCCTCAAACGTTTCCAACAACTGTAGGATTATATAATGACAATAATGAATTGTTAGCTGTAGCTAAAATGAGTAGACCTTTAACAAAAGACTTTACTAAAGAAGCATTAATAAGAGTTAAAATAGATTACTAATTTATGTATGGGATCATTCAAAAAGCTAAGCAAATCAGACGTTACAGTTGTACCCTACCATGCTAATAAGCAGTGGACTATTGCTAGTTCTTCATATACCACATACTCTAACATATACCAAGGTACAAATGTTGCTGGATTTTTTGTTTCATCAAGTGATCCTATAACAAGTGGACAATATGAAAGATTAGTATATACTCAAATAAATCAATTATTTTATCAGTCATATTCTGGTTCTTTATTAAATACATCCTCTTTAGCAAATTCAATTTACTATGAATCTGCTTCTCAATATCGTCCAACCTCTTCTTATTTTGTCTTTAATGATAATGCTAGATTAGTTAAAAATTTCCCTACAGAATCTGGTGGGACTATTCAAGTTTTAGCTATAAATCAAGATATATTTGGTAATAAAATACTTCCTTATTCTTTTAATATATCTTCTTCTAATTATTATATTTTTGATGATGGTTACGGAAATCTTATAGGAGCTAAAACATCAACTATAGATCAATATATAAAAAATGGTTATTTTAATCCTTCTGATTATTTTCTTAGTTCTTCTAATGAAAGTACTGCTTCCCATTATGTAGGAAATATTTTTTACCCTCAAGGATTATGTATAATAACTAGTCAAACTGCTTCTTATCAACAAATATTTTCTTTTGAAGAATGGGCCGTATCATTTAAAAATGAACACATAATATATGAACATGAAGTTCGTTGTGTAGTTAAAGAAAGTGATTTTAATTTATCCTATAACCCAACACTAGTAAATAATTATGCTAGTGGATCTGTAAAAGATTTTGCTACTGGCTCTGATTTTTATACCTATGCTACAACATTAGGATTATACAATGACAATAATGAACTATTAGCAGTTGCTAAATTTGGCAAACCAATGCTAATATCTCCAGACACAGATATGACATTTGTAGTTAAACACGATACTTAAAACAAGTTTATGAATAATTGGTTATGGCATCTTGATGATGGAAGTTTAGAAGAATTTCCTGAACAGCAAATTAACGGGTATTATGGTTTTGTTTATATAATTACTAATTTGGAAACAAATAAGTTTTATATAGGTAAAAAAGCATTTACTCATAATAAAAAGAAAAAACTTACTAAAAAAGAAATCGCCGAACACACAGGTGCTGGTCGTAAACCAACCACCCGAGTTGATAAAGTAGATAGTGGGTGGAAATCATACTACGGTTCATCTAAAGAATTGCTTGCTGATGTTAAATTGCTAGGTGAATATAAATTTCAACGTATTATACGTAAATTTGCTAAAAATAAAAAACAACTTACATTTTTTGAGCTAGAAGAACAAATAATACATGGTGTGTTATTTAATGATAATAGTTACAATGACAACATAGCAGGTAAATATTTCCGTAAAGATTTTGTTTAAGCAAAAATTAATTTATATATTTAGTTTATGAATACTATTTATATTTCTATAGCATCCTATAGAGATCCTCAATTATTACTAACAATACACGATTGTATTAATAATGCTGATCATCCTGAAAATTTAGTATTTGGTATTGCATGGCAGCACAACCCGGAGGATGAATGGGATAATTTAGATGAATTTAAAAATGACTTTCGTTTTAAAATTATTGATATTAATTATAAGGATTCTAAAGGAGCATGTTGGGCTAGAAACCAAATTCATCAACAATATACAGATGAAAAATATTATTTACAATTAGATTCCCATCATCGCTTTATTAAGGGATGGGATACTGAGTGTATTAAAATAGTAAAGAAACTTCAAAAGAAAGGACATAAAAAACCTTTACTAACATCCTATATCTCCTCTTTTAACCCAGAAAATGACCCAGAAGAAAGAGTAAAAGAACCATGGTGGATGACTTTTGATAGATTTATTCCTGAAGGAGCTATATTTTTTTTACCTGCAACTATACCTGATTGGAAAAAATTAAAATCCCCAATACCATCTCGTTTTTTATCTGCTCATTTTATTTTTACTCTAGGTCAATGGTGTACAGAAGTTACATATGACCCTGAATATTATTTTCATGGTGAGGAAATTTCATTAGCTGTTCGCTCCTACACCTCAGGATATGATTTATTTCATCCTCATAAAATAATTGCTTGGCATGAATATACTCGTAAAGGTAGAACTAAGCAATGGGATGATGATGATGAATGGGGAAAAAGAAATGATTATTGTCATAAAAAAAATAGAGCATTATTAGGAATGGATGGTGAAATTAGGAAAGGAATGAATTTTAAAAAATTTGATTTAGGTACTATTAGAACTTTAGAAGAATACGAACAATATTCTGGGATATCTTTTAAAAAAAGAGCAATACAAAAATATACAAAGGACAACAATATTGCTCCTAATCCTATAATTGAAGATCCAATTAAATATGAACTTTCATTTTTAAAAATATTTAGACATTGTATAGATATTGGATTTAATCAAGTACCATTAGATGATTATGATTTCTGGGTTGTAGCATTTGAAAACTCTAAAGGAGAAACTATATACAGAAGTGATGCTGAACCTTTTGAAATTGAAACTGCAAAAAAGGATCCTGATGGATATTGTAAAATTTGGAGAGAATTTGAATGTGATGACAAACCTTATAAATGGGTAGTATGGCCCCATTCTATTTCTCAAGAATGGTGTGAGAAAATAGAAGGAATTTTACCACAAAATAAATAAATATGGAACGAAATAAAATATTTGTTGCACAATATTGGACTAGTAATTTATCTTATGCAAAATATACAAAAGCAATAAATGAAAAATATTGCAATGATAAAGGATACAGATATTTTTATGAGGATAACTCTGATAAAATTTTAAATACATTACTAGATAGACAAATAACCTGGTATAAACCAAAATTTATTCTATCAATACTAGAAAATCACAACCCAGAAT